GGAAATGACTGGTTATGCTATGGGGTTACATGAGAAACTTGTTAGTGAGGGTGTAGACCCTTCTAGTGATGACTACTACGAGACTATAAACTCTCGTATGCAAAGTCTGTTTCCTGATAATTTTGAAGAGGAGGAAACAGAGGAGACCGAGACTAGACGACAGCCAAATGTAGTTGCACCCGCCACGCGGAGCACAGCACCTAAGAAGGTGCGATTAACGCAAACACAGGTAGCTATTGCTAAAAGACTTGGAGTTCCGTTGGAACTATACGCCAAAAAGGTTGCTGAAGAGATGAGGAAAATATAATGGCACAAAACAAACTAGATCGTACACCGAGAGAAGACGTAACCCGTGAAAAAACGGCCCGAAAGAAGGCTTGGTTTAGGCCGGAGGTTCTACCTTCGCCTACCGAAGAGCCGGGCTATGCATTCCGCTGGATACGTGTGAGTACGCAAGGTAATGTTGATGCCACTAACGTCTCTTCAAAATTGCGTGAAGGTTGGGAGCCTGTAAAAGCAGAGGATCACCCCGAAATAACTATGGTTACTACTGAGCAGGAACGGTTCAAGGATAACGTAGTAATAGGAGGGTTAATGTTATGCAAAGCTCCAGAAGAACTAGTTGGCGAAAGGACTGATTACTATGACAATCAGACTAATAGCCAGATGCAAGCAGTTGATAACAACTTCATGCGAGAAAATGATCCACGTATGCCGCTCTTTAATGACCGGAAAACGAAGGTTACCTTCGGTAAGGGAACCTAACTAAACTTTTTTAGAGGTATAACATAATGGCAACTACAGCCGCTCCATACGGGCTAGTCCCCGTACGTAAAGCTGACGGCTCACCTTATTCGGGTGCGCGTGATGCTTTTCTTATCATTCCTGCGGGCATAGCTCAGAATATCGGCTACGGCTCTATCGTGTTTTTAAACGCAGGGTTTGTTGAACTGTCAGTTAAGTCTGGCTCCGCTAACAACGCTAACAACTTCGGTGGTGCAGCAAGTGTTGGAGCTATCGGTGTGTTTGTTGGATGCGAGTATGTCAATTCTGAAGGTCAGTTGATTTTTGCTCAAAGTTACCCAAGTGGTCAAGCTAACGCTACTGCGTTTGTTATTACTGATCCGGGCGTTACCTTCCAAGCACAGGCAGCAGGAGCTATTGCTCAAGTTGCGCTAGGGCATAACATTCCTTTGTCTGGTAATCCTAACGCTTTGACTTCCATAAATACTACTACTGGAAAGTCTACTATGGCTCTTGGCGCTAGTGCTACTACAACTCAAGGGTTTAAGATTGTTGGATTCTCAACAAAAGCTGGCTCTGAAATTGGCGATGCTAGGACTGACGTTTTAGTTAAATTCAACCCTGATTACCATGCCTTCGCTGCTGGCATAGTAGGAGTATAACTGATGGCTATTTCAAGATCGCAACTACTAAAAGAGCTACTCCCCGGACTGAACGCCTTGTTTGGTTTAGAGTACGCAAAATATGGCGAAGAGCATAAGGAGATTTACGAAACTGAATCTTCAGACCGTTCTTTTGAAGAGGAAACTAAGCTGTCTGGCTTTGGTTCTGCACCTGTCAAGGCTGAAGGTTCGGCAATCGAGTATGACACAGCGCAAGAGGCTTTCACCGCACGTTACACGCATGAAACCGTTGCTATGGGCTTTGCAATCACTGAAGAAGCGATTGAAGATAACTTGTATGACTCACTGTCTGCTCGTTACACTAAGTCTCTGGCTCGCGCTATGGCGTACACCAAGCAGGTTAAAGCTGCATCTATACTGAATACCGCGTTTGCTGCTGGTACTACGTATGGTGACGGTGTGTCCCTCTGTAACATAAACCACCCTTTAGTGGGCGGTGGTGTTAACTCTAACCGACCCGCTGTTGCCGCTGACCTGAATGAGACTTCTTTGGAAGCCGCTGTTATTCAGATCGGAGGGTGGACTGACGAGCGTGGACTGTTAATTGCAGCACAACCTCGCAAGCTAATCATCCCTTCAAACTTGCAATTCGTTGCAACTCGTTTGTTGGAGACTGAGGGGCGTGTGAATACGGCTGACAATGACCTGAACGCTATCCGTAACAATGGTTCGATCCCAGAAGGCTATGCGGTCAACCATTACCTGACGGATACTGATGCGTGGTTCTTGATGACTGACGTACCTAACGGCTTGAAGCACTTTACCCGTTCACCAATGTCTACATCTATGGATGCAGATTTTGACACTGGTAACTCTCGCTACAAGGCCCGTGAGCGTTATTCATTCGGTGTATCCGATCCCTTGGGAATTTTCGGAAGCCCCGGCGCTTAATGACGTTGTGTAGTACATCTAAGGGGCTTCGGCCCCTTTTTTGTTGACTTAAATTAACACATGAGCTAGATTGTCATTATATCGGGAAAATCCGGTAAATCTGACAGGCCCGACTGACGACATGCAGACAGATTTACCTAACTCGCATGTGAGGACAATCTAATGGCGAATACCACTTTTAATGGCCCCGTTCGTTCGGAAAATGGCTTTCAGATCGTAGCAACAGCAGCTAACACTGGTGCAGAAACCACCACTCTTAATCTTGATGTTAATGGTAACTTTACCACTAATGTTCTAGGTATTAACATTCAACCTACTCTAGCTGGTCAAACAGTTACTGCCAAAGCTACCGCTGGCGCTGTAACCTACGTCGCTGGGATCAACGTAAACCCGTTTACTGGCGCAGGACAACAGGTTACTACTCTCCCTGCTGCCACTGTAGGCGTAGTATGTATCCATGCTCAGAGCAAGGACACTACTGGCGGTACGAACTTCTTACGCTTTGATTGTGCAGGTACTGATGCTTTTGCCACAGGTTCTGTAGTTGAAAGCACCGCTACTAACGCATTGACGTTTGATGTATCGGCTGCGGGCGAAACCGAGTTAAAATTTACCCCAGCCGATGCTGCTACTAATTGCATGAGTACGGGGTCACGTATCTACTTCTATTGCACAACTGTGGGTATTTGGAATATCTCTACCGATCTAGACTCTATTGGTACAGGTGTTACTGGTACATTTGTGTTTGCAGCGTAATAGCTAATTTTATAGGAGTAGTTTATGTCTTCGGATATTGAATCGACATTTATAACTGCGGCAGCAGCGAGTGCAGCGGCTATATCCATCGCTGCGGGGGTAGGCAACAATGCTGCGCTTACTTTGACCGCTAGTCCCTATGTTACGGATGCTGCTAGGAAGATTACTATCACCTCCGCTGGGGATGATGACGCTATTTCTTTTACTATTGTTGGATTAGACCACCTAGGAAATGCGGCTACAGAAAGTCTCGTAGGTGCTAATGCTGCTGTAGCTACTAGTGTTAAGTACTGGACTTCTATTACCTCTATTACAGCAGTGGGCGATCCCGCAGGTAATGTAAGTGCAGGTACTTCTAACAGTGTAGCAGCCCCCATATTTGGGGGTAGACTACGCCTAAAGGGGTTGTATGCTGTTAATACAGGCACCGCAGGTACTATTACTTTTAGGGAGACTAGTCCTACAGGAACTATTCGTATGCAGTTTGCTACGTTAGGCTCTGCTAATAGCTCTGAATACCCTGATGTACCTGATGATGGAATAGTGTTTAAAGAGGGGGGGTATGTAGACTACTCTCCCGTCAACATGTCTTCTATAACTGTGTTTTATGCGTAAAGACTACGCCAAGGGCGGTAAAGTCCGTAAAGGCAAGGGCATGAAGGGTATGTCCATTAGTAGTGGCGATAAACGCCCTACTAAGTCTGGCGCGGGCATGACTGCTAAAGGTGTAGCGAAGTACCGAAAGAATAACCCCGGAAGTAAGTTAAAGACGGCGGTTACTGAGAGTAAGCCGAAAGGAAAGAGAGCCGCTAGACGCAAATCGTATTGTGCGCGTTCAGCGGGACAAATGAAACAGTTCCCTAAAGCAGCCAAAGACCCTAATTCTAGGTTACGGCAAGCTAGGAAACGATGGAAATGTTAGGAGAATAGCGATGGCGGTACCACTATTAATAATGGCTGCACGAATTGCAAGTATGGGCGTACCAGCAGCGGTACGTAGCGGTATAGGTAGAGGAGCTATAAAAAAAGCACAGGCGGAGTTTAAAAAACGCTTTGGTAAGAATTTAACCAAGGGTACTAAAGTACCTAAAAGTACACCCCGCGACGATACTGCCAAGATGATTGCCGACGATGTTATGGGTAGAAGCAGTAAAGGGCTAGCTAAAGGGGAAAGAAGGGTAACTGCCCAAGGAAAACCTCCCGCTACAGTAGGCGGCAGAAGGGTAGCAAAAAACAAACCTCTTGAAGGAGAACTACTCAAGCGTAAAGGTAGCAAATTAGGTAAAGTAGGCACTGCTCTTAATGTTGCTTCCCTTGGTAGTGCTTTAGGGTCGGGAGATAAAAAACAAAAAGTTGGGACTAATACTGTTAGGCGTAATGCAGCTTCTGATGCTACTGCGGCGGCTAGAAAAAGTAAGAATGCGGCAGATGCGGGCGCTAAACTTAAAAAAATGGCTACCCCTAAAACTAAAAAACCTCCTACGGGTACTGGCACAGTATTGAGAACTCCCGCTAGACCTCCTTTACGTAGTCCATCTTCTGACGCTACTGCTAAAGCTAAAGCTGGTAGAGATGCTGCTAAAACAAAAGTTAAAGCCGCAAAACAACCAGATTACATGAAGTACAAGACTATAGCGGAAGCTAAGAAAGCAGGGTCTAGTACTTACAGTAAAAATGGCAAAGAAATGGCGGCTGTCTTTAAAGAAGACTTAAAGCCCGGAGAATCTTTGCGGGACTACATGAACGCTAGGACAGGTAAACCCGGCCCAGATGGAAAGCCCACAACTAAAAGGAGAATAGCGTCTAATACTCCTCTGACAGAGCTTTCTCGAAACAAAGATGGCACACCTGCTGATCCTAAAGAATTTAATAAAAGGATCAAAGATGGTACTACGTTGGTAAACAAACGAAAGGGTGGTGGTGTGAAAAAGATGAAAAAAATGAACATGGGTGGCATGACCAAAGCAGCGTATCAAGCTGGCGGTAAGCTAAATATGGTAAAAGGTAAAGACGGTAAAATGGTTCCTGATTACGCTGCTGATGGTGTAGGTAAAATGAAGAAGGGTGGGGGCGTAAAGAAAAAAACAAAGAAGATGAACATGGGTGGCATGACAGGTATGCCCGCTGATGGTATGGACGCTGCTACTATGATGGCTATGAAGAAGAAGCGTAAGAAGCCTATGATGCCCGCACAACAAGCTATGGGTGGTGGCGCTGCTGCTCCTATGATGAAGAAAGGCGGTAAAGTTCGTGGCGCAGGTATTGCTCGTAAAGGCGTTCGTGCCGCTAAGATGCGATAATGCGTAGGTACTATAAGTCCGGTGGGAAGATATGTTCTAAGGGTAAAGCGTGGGCGAAACGCACCTTTGATACATATCCTTCTGCATACGCGAACATGGCGGCATCCAAGTATTGCAAAGATCCGAACTATGCGAAGGGATCAAAAGGTAAGAAGTAATGGGTGACCTTAGAGAATGGGTAAACCAAGATTGGGTTCGTATTGGTACAGACGGTGAGATTAAGGGTAAATGCGGCACGTCTAAAGACAAGAAGAACCCTGACAGGTGTTTGCCTAGGAGCAAGGCGGAATCGCTTAGTAAGGGCGAAAGAGCAGCTACAGCTAAGAAGAAGAAAAGTGCAGGTTCAAAGGGGAAGACTGTGGTTAAAAACACAAAGCCCGCTACTGTAAAGTTACGCAAAGGCGGTCTTGCTAGAGGTAAGCGGTCTATTGCTACTGGGTGTGGGCAAGTACAAGAAAGTAGGCGTAAAAAAACTCTCTACATTTAAGGGTATAGACTATGAAAGGTGTAAAGCACTACAAGAGAGACGGTACTGAGCATAAGGGTTCTAGCCATAAGATGTCTGATGGCACCTTGCACACTAATAAGTCTCACACTAAGACAAGTGTTAAGCTATTTCATATGAGTCAACTATCCGCTAGGGCCAAAGCTAAAGCCAAGAAGTCAGGTAAGTAATATGACTACATCAGGCACTCATGCATTTAACATGGACTTCACAGAAATAGCTGAAGAAGCATGGGAACGTGCGGGTCGAGAAATGCGTTCTGGGTATGACTTACGTACCGCTCGTCGTTCTATGAACCTAATGACCATAGAGTGGCAGAACCGTGGCATTAACCTTTGGACTATAGACGAGGGTGCGGTAAGCCTTATTAAAGGCATATCTGAGTATGACCTGCCCGTAGATACTATAGATTTACTTGAGCAAGTTATACGTACTAATAGCGGTGTTACGGCAACACAATCGGATCTCAACATAGGGCGTATTAGTGTAAGTACTTATGCTTCTATCCCTAACAAGTTAACGCAAGGTAGGCCCATACAGGTGTGGATCGAACGGTTACGTGACCACCCTAAAATAAACGTATGGCCTGTACCAGACAGCAATGACTATGTGTTTAAGTACTACAGGATGCGGCGTATACAAGATGCAGGTAGTGGTATTGAGACAGCAGACATGAACTTTAGGTTCCTACCTTGTTTAGTGGCAGGGTTAGCTTATTGTATATCTATGAAAGATCCAGAGCTTGCGCCGAGGATACCGATGTTAAAAGCAGTATATGATGAGCAATTTGCGCTTGCCGCTGGCGAAGACAGGGAGAAAACTTCGGCTCGGTTTGTGCCGCGTATTGGGTTTGTATAATGAGTAACAGGTTTGCGTCTAATAAAAGAGCTATAGCAGACTGTGATGTATGTGGGTTTCAATACAAGTTAAGAGAGTTACGTGAGCTAGTAGTAAAAGGACAAAAAACCAATTTAAAAGCGTGTATTGAGTGTTGGAACCCTGACCACCCACAGTTAAAGTTAGGTGAGTTTCCAGTAGATGACCCGCAAGCCATACGTAATCCTCGTCCTGACAGAAGTATAGGTGAGTCTGGCCCTAACAGTAGTAGAAATATACAGTGGGGATGGTATCCAGTAGGCGGTGGTGTAGACCCATTTGATCTTACGCCTAACACTTTAGTAGCTACAGGTAATGTAGGCACAGTTACAGTAACGGTTTAACAGGAGTATTATAATGCAGATGAAGCCTAAGAAAAAAATGACTGGTTATAAGAACGGGGGGCCGGTCAAGAAAGAAACCTCTCGTAAGCTAAAAATTCGTGGTACTGGAGCAGCCACAAAAGGCATATATGCTCGCGGCCCTATGGGGTAGTCTATGACTATGACCTACACAGAGTTAAAAACGAATATCGCAGATATATGCGAGAACTCGTTTACTGACGCGCAGCTTGCATTGTTTACCGAACAGTCGGAGCAGAAGATATATAGTGCTGTTCAGTTCCCTGCGCTTCGTAAAAATGTAACTGGGCGTACTCAAGCGAATAATCAGTATTTAACCGTACCTCTTAGTGATTTCTTATACACCTATAGTTTGGCGGTTATTGATTCTAATGGGTCATTCACTTACCTTCTAAACAAAGACGTTAACTTTATTCGTGAGGCGTACCCTATACCTGCGACTACAGGACTGCCAAAACATTATGCCTATTTTAGTGATACCAGTTTCTTGTTAGGGCCAACTCCTACTAATATTTATGATGTAGAGTTGCATTACGGTTACTATCCTCAGTCTATTGTTACAGCGGGTACTACATGGCTTGGAACTGAGTTTGACTCTGCTTTGCTTAATGGAGCTTTAGTAGAAGCTATACGATTCTTAAAAGGAGAGCCAGATATAGTAGCTATGTACGATAAACTTTATATAGAATCTATATCACTTCTAAAGAATCTTGGAGACGGCAAGTTACGAGCAGATACATACCGTTCTGGACAACCTAGAATGGCGGTACTGTAGTATGTTTGATTTAGCAGTTACAGAAGTTGGTTCAGTAGACGTGACCACTACCAACAACAAAGGACATGATCCTGAGTTTTGGGCTAATATAGCTACACAGCAGATAGTATCTGTAGGTGGAGAATGCCACCCTGTGATAAAAGAACAAGCAGAAGCATTTAAACTTCAAGTATTTAACACAGTAAAGTATTATATGAGCGAAGCGATTAAAAGTGACAGAACCACACTTGCGGCGTTACTCGATCAAAATCAACAGAAAGACATGGCTAAGATCATCAGGAGATTGTAATGGCTATATCACAGGCTATGTGTACCTCGTTTAAGAAAGAACTATTAGAGGGCAAGCACAACTTTTTAAATAGTGGCGGAGATACCTTTAAGTTAGCTCTGTATACTAATTCTGCGTCATTAGGCGCAGCTACTGCTGGGTACACTACTAGCAATGAAGTATCTAGTAGCGGTACTAACTATCCTGCTAAAGGAAATTCTCTGACTAGAGTAGACCCCAGTGCTTCTGGGACTACGGGTATTACAAGTTTTGGGGTAACTACTTTTAGTACGGTTACTCTTACTTGTAGGGGAGCATTGATATACAACGAAGACACTACAGGAGATACTTCTGTTTGTGTATTAGACTTCGGCGCAGATAAGACAGCTACTTCTGGAGATTTTACGATTACTTTTCCAGCAGTAAATGCTAGTAACGCTATTATAAGAATAGCGTAGAGGCATAGATAATGTCAGCAGCATGGGGGCAAGGCGCGTGGGGTAGTGGAGACTGGGGTGACGCATCCATACCTGCAAGTACAGGTTGGGGACGTGGAACTTGGGGCGAAGCTACATGGGGAGGCGCTTCTCCTATAGCTGTAACTGGGGTAGCAGGGACAACAGGGTTAGGCAGTGTTACTACAAGTGCAGATGCTAATGTTACAGTTACAGGTGTTGCAGCTACAAGCGCACTAGGTAATGTTATAACAGGTAATTCAGGGGGCGTTGTGCCAACAGGTGTTTCGGCTACGGGCGAGATAGGAACAACAAATGTATGGGGACTGATAAACACGTCTCAGACCAACTCAAATTGGCAAGAAATAGCCGCGTGAGGTTTATGTAATGGCAACTTATGTTAACGATTTAAGACTTAAAGAAATTGGTACAGGCGAATCTTCGGGTACGTGGGGTACTGAAACAAATGTTAACCTAGAGTTAATAGGGGATGCGTTAGGGCTTGCCAGTAAATCTATTGGTAATGCCTCAACCGCTACCATAACTATGCCTGACGGCACGGCTACTAATGGTGAGCTTCGTTCTCTTTATTTAAAGGTAACAGGCGGTGGTCAAGCGTGTACGGTAACTCTAGCTCCTAACACAATTAACAAAGTGTGGGTTATAGAAAATGCTACTAACTCTATCCTTACTATAAGCCAAGGTTCTGGAGCTAATGTAGCCATTGGATCGGGACATACTAAAGCCGTTGCTACTGATGGCGCAGGATCTGGAGCGGCTGTATTCGACGTTCTTACTGACTTATCTGTTGCGGGAGACCTTCATGTAGCTAGTACCCTAAATGTACTAGGAGATACGGCTTCTGGAGACAAAGCAGCTATAGGCTATGCATCAGCAGATGGTATTGTTGTTACAGGTCAAGGTTCTACATCTGACGTAACACTAAAGAACGATGCTGATGGCGATGTTCTTACGATACCAACAGGCACTACTAATATAGATGTAGTTGGAGACCTTACAGCAGGTACGTTAAACGCTGATGGGGCTACTTCGGCAGGGGATAACGCTACTATAGGATATACTTCTGCATTAGGTCTAGTGTTAACAGGTCAAGGCTCTACCAATGACATCACGCTCAAGAATGATGCTGATGCGGCTGTACTACAGATTCCAACTGGAACAACAAACGCTACCTTCGTAGGGACACTTGGTGTAGCTGGTGGATCGAGTAACGGCGTTGCCATTTCTCAAGGTGCAATTAAAATAAAAAATGGTGGAGCGCAGTCTTACATCGACTTCTATTGCGAGTCAAACAACGCGCACTATGCAAGGATACTAGCTCCTGCCCACAGCGCATTTAGCGGCAACATTACGCTGACGCTACCAGCATCTACGGATACTCTGGCGGGTATTGCGGCTACACAGACGTTAACTAACAAGACGTTAACAACTCCTATTCTGACAACTCCTATTGCAAATGCTGGCTTACAGTTAAAGAACGCCGCCACTAGCGCGGGCTTTATTGAGTTTTTTGAAGACAGTGATAACGGTGCAAATAAAGTAACGCTTATCGGCCCCGCGTCTACAGCAGATGTAACAGTAACCTTGCCAGCATCTACAGATACCTTGGTAGGTAAAGCTACAACTGACACGTTAACTAACAAGACACTCACAACGCCAAATATCGATGGAGCTACTTCAGCCGGTGACGATGCGGCACTTGGGTACACCTCTGCATTAGGTCTAGTGCTAACAGGTCAAGGCTCTACTAATGATATTACGCTCAAGAATGATGCTGATGCAAATGTCTTAACAGTACCTACAGGCACAACTAATGTAGCTGTAGCAGGTACTCTTTCTGTTGGCGGGGCAGCAGCTAAAGTTGCGGGTCTTGAGACTATCTATGTTCCAGCGGCGGGTATGTAC